ACCGATTCAATCAAGCCACTCGCATTCACCCGCGTGGCGGTGGTCGCTCGCGTCACCGTGAACTGATCGAAGTCACCAGCCTCAACCGTTGGCGTTGGGATCTGCGTGTACACAGCACCTGGCTTGACAAACTGCGGCACGATCAACACCGAAGGGACTGCACCTACACCCGCCCGGTATAGCTCATCACCCCTGGCAATCAAGCATGGGTTATCATCGGGGGTAGCACCATCCGCCTTGCTATTTACCAAAGCTTGGTAGTACAGCGACTTGTATGCCGCGCCTTGGAATTTCTGCACGGCAGGTATGGCGTAGCCTACAATCATTCGCTGTATGCCAACAAATTGCCCGCAGCCACCGTCACCGCCTTAATCGTCAAGCCTTGTGGCGCTCTTACGATCATGCCCGTCTGCCATTGGAATGAACTCGTGAATCCTAGCAATGTCAGCAAGTTGCGATCTAACTCATCCGTCAGCGTGCTGATAGTGGTGGATGGTAAATTGATCACGATGAACTTGATCCTCTGAGAGGTCAGCGATGCTGCACTCGCCCCCGTGCCTGTGTTACCAACGACCCTAATGTTAAGGCCATCGGTCATCATGTCCTGCGATACTGTACTCATATTGTTGTTTTTTAGAAATATACTTTATGTCGGAATTTCACAAACGGAATGCCCCCACGGGATGTCAAAATTTAAAGCCGCAGTCCACCCCGCGACCTTGTCATCCCTCGCCTCCACAAATCGCGTTAAGCTCACACTATCCTGAAGCGTCCAGGTCACCGACGGATCATTGGTCAGCGATGCAATAAAGTCCTGGGCCGTGCGCAACTGATCACTCAATACCTCGTCTTCATTATCCGTCCATCTGATCACCACGCTTCCGGTCACCGTCGTGTCCAGGTTGCGCAGATCTTCAACGCGGTCCATCCAGTAGCACTGCACGGTCAAGGTGATCATCCCTCTCCCTGCTTGAGCGCTCAGCACGTCGGCAAATACCAATGGATAGGCGATTCGATCTCTATCGCTGGTCCTTAGGTTGATTACATTGTCCGTCCCGATGGCGATCGGATCTCCGGTCCCGAAGCTGTTGACCTGCGGATGATTGACAGCCCTGGTCATTAGCGCATTCTTGATGCTTACCCACATATTTCTGCAGTTTTATAACGTTGTTTTTGTGCGCTCCCATCTTAGCAGTTATCGCATCCGTACCATCCTTCATCGCGGTAGCCGTATGGCATATCCAAGCCAATGCCGCGCATCCTGTACCCACGATCCAGCACCATGCCGGTGCGGTAGTTCTGCGCATTCGGATAGATCGTGTCAATGGCTACCGTTGGGCTATTGAATAGCGGATAGTCGGTGCGGTTCTCCATCAAGTACCTGGTGATCCTCTCGCTGTACCACTCTGCATCGCTCTTGGTTCTATCCATCAGCCGGGTGATTTCATCCACATTCATCGGCTGGCTTTCCGTGCTATTTCTGCGGTCCATGCCTTTGTTCATGTACTTAAACGCCAAGACCATCGGCAGTTCAAATTGCAGCCACTGTACTAGTGCCGGTTGGATGTAGTCCTCAAGCAGCGTTTGGTTTAACGCGCTCACCGTGCTGGCGATGATCTGCGCTTTGATTTGATTGTACAGCGGCGATCCAACAATCGGTTGAATGCGCATCTCCTGTACTTTGATCAGCGTTGGCCGGATCATCGTGTAGCTGACGTTCTCGTTGACGATGCTGTTATCAAGCAGCGTTTGTTCGGATATGAATAGTGCCTTGCTCATCTGACTGCAGTTATTGTGTTGCCCTTTCTAATGACGCTGATCTGCTCCCACACGTGGCGGCACTGCGGCGTGCGGATGTCCGCAGGTCCAGGTTGCCTATACCATCCACCCCGGCGCGACCAAACGCTGTACCCCATGATCTGACTGATTTGGTTGATCTCCTCACGCGTGTACACCTTGCCAGCCGCCGCCATGTCCAGCATGATCTTGCAGAACTCCCGGCTAGTGCCTTTATCCGCATTGCTGAATCCATCCGCCCAGGCGTATCTATACCTCATCTCGATCACCACATCTTTAGCCGGTGCTGGCTCATTCTCCTTCCGGATGATGTCAATGGTGCGCCTGATCGGATAGCGTCCCTTCTCAATCAGATATGCCACTCTTTTGCGTATGCGGTTCTCGCTCACTTTGAACTCCCTGGCCATCTCCTCAACAGTCGCATCCAGGTGACGCTTCCGGTACTTGATGATCTTGTCATCCAGTTCCATTTCTTCCTCACTAAGCGCCGCAAATGCCTGATCACGATTGCGGTCTAGATCCTGATCCAAATGACCGGTCATGTGCAAATGCTGGCTGTGCAGCTCAATATATTCGCTTGCCTGGCTGCCGAAGGTGGACGCTAAGCGATGCAGGATCTCGCCCTCCTCATGCCCCCAGTGGCTGTATGCATCTTCATCATCCGCACTGAACTCCTGCTCATTCACGCCCAGGAATGCGTCAATCTGCTCCGCCGTCAATCCGAAGCCAGCACCCAACATCGTGCGTGCCTGCTCCATGCTGATCTTGCCCTGTCCGTAGTGGCGCACTATCCGCATCAGGTTCTGATACTGCCGGCCGGATAGCGTGCGTATTGCCTCGTTTATAGGCTCGCTAGCGGCCTCAATTTCCGCTTGTGGCTCATCCACCTGCCCCGCTGTTTTCAGTGGCTCTAAGCCCGCCTTTTCGCGTAATTCGTCAGGCGTCATGATCTGCAGGAGTGCCGTTTCGCTCAGCTGCTCAGTGATCGGCTCAACTGGCATCAACGTCAATCCTTCAATGCCGTTAAATGACGCTAGGTAGTTGATGTTGCGCTCCACACGCTTCACACGGTCATCGACGTAGGTGTTTTTGAACAGCTCAAACGCTTCGACTAGTTCCTTCCTGCCACCCAACTGCCCTTCGGTCTTCACGCCGAACAGCATCGGGTTGGTGACGCGATGGCTGATGAAAATCTCTTGCTGCACCGTCTTATTCAACACCTCGAACTGCTTGTCCATGTCACTGGGCGTCAATGGCAGCATGGTTGGTGCTTTGTTGGCATCGTCGTTGAAGGTGACCACAAAGCGACCGGCATTGTCGGTGCCGCTAAACTTCCGCTTGATCTGCCGCTCGATGTCCACTTGCTCCTCCGGCGTCGGGATGCCGTTGTTGAAGTTGATCAGATAGCCACCCCAGAAGTTGTTGCGCAGGTTGTTGTTGTGGAAGTTGGCGATCTCCACGTCCGCTTCAATCCACGCCAAGCCACCAAGGTACTCAGGCAATGGGTAGTATTTGACGCCTGCCGAATAGCACCGGTAGTAGTATAGTTGCTTGCCGATCCTGTTCTCCGGATCAAATGCCGGGATGCGCTCGATGTCCTCGACCTTGGGAAATTGACGTATCATCTCCTCGTTGTACCAATCGGCGATTTGAAACATCTTTTCCTTCTTGTCTACCCTCACTTTTTCAAATGCCACGTGTTCCATCCGGGCAATGGTGCCACCACGCGACCAGGTGATGGCGATGGCCATGCCGTTGTACAGCTCGAAGTCCAGCACCAACTTCTGCGTCAGGTCGTTTAGATCGTCCTGCTCATTAGCATCTGCGATGAACTTCTCTTGCAGCGCCCTTGTCTCTAGCGTTCCCTTCTCATCACCCTGCCAGCCGCCACCAATGATGTAGCTGACCTTGCCATTGACGATTGCGTTGTGCTTGGAAGACCTGCGGTACATGTTCAGCAGGTAGTACGGATATTCGTTTTCCAAGCCGTAACCTATGTAGTCGTAGCCTTGCTGCTCGACCATTACTGGCACTTTGTGTGCGAATCCTGGCCAAGCAAAAAAGCGCTGTTGTCCTTTTTTATTGATAGACGGCATAGTCGATAGTGTTGTTTTGTGCTATGTATGTTTCGGTGGCAGGCTCGATGTATGCAAGCCCTGTTTCGACCACTCTTGGCGTTCCCATTAGGAAGCGGCGCATCGCCCTTGTGTGGCGGTTGGTGTTGCTTTTCAGATGAGAGGAATTACTGCCGTTATTGAAGTTGATAGTGATGGCCCTATTTGCATCCTGTTGCGTTGACGACCAATAGATGTGATTTGCGAAGTTACCGAAGCCGTTAGCCGCAAGTCGAGTGTACATCTGCGCTAATTCCTGTTCACTCGGCAGAAACCAATCGCTATACCCGTTCAGTACTAATTCATCGCAAATCCTCGCGCTTATACCCTCTGTGGTGCAATCCGTAACGATTCTATCGGTGTTTGTCAATCCTGTGCCAACTGCACTCAATGTCCCATCAATTTCAATACCCTGACACCCCCAAGGCTCTTTATCGCTTTGGTCTGCCGCAGAACTGATGTAGGCATAGCCGCTATCTTCAAACACGAACAAACCACCGCCAAGCGCATCACCTGCCTCGTAGCCGTTAGCATCTTGCAAGACCTCGTATTTGTACTGCCCCTTCTCAAGCGCACCCAACGTAAACGTGAAGCGGTCATAGCGCTCTTCATAACTACTCGCGTTGCTACTCGCGTCAATGTACACCACCGTGCTGGTGTTCTTGGCGATGTTGGTCAGTATCAACTTGTAGATGGTAGCGTTGGTTGCGCGCTCCGTCCACGTGACGTTGATAGTGTTGCTTTGGCTAGCTTTCAGGTATAGCATATACGTGTAAATATACCTTCACCCGCGATTTCCCAATTTCCTATACAACTCGGCACGTCGCTTGGTTGTCTCAACAATATCAAACTGCTTCCTCACATCCTGGCTGAGCTGACCGGCCAACGCCCGTCGTGTCTCAGGCTCGTTTGTCAGCATCCTGATTGCTTTATACCACCCGCTCTTGTTCTTGTTGTACGGGATGACAACAGCATTCTCCATGTGTCGCACTACATCGGTGTATGGCGCTTTCTCCGAGCAGATCATAGCCTTGCCCATCCATCCTGCTTCGATAATCTTTAACTCGCTCTTAAGGCCGTTAAATAGCGTATCACGCAATGGTGCCAATGCCACATTCACAAAGTTGTAACCACCGACGTAGCTGTAGATGTCCGCGGCCTGGATCCTGCCGTAGTTGGGATTGCGACCATTGAAGCGGAAGATGCGCTCATAATCCGTGTAGACGGGGTTGTTGTCATTCCAGCCGCCTAGGTATAGTTTGTACCTGCCGTCCAATTCCCTGTCTCCTTCCAGCTTGCCCATTGAATCATACAGCATTTCAATATCCTCAGTGTGCTGAGCGCCACCAAACCAGCCGAACTTCACCAGTTCTTTTTCCATCTCCAATTCAGGAACTGGCGTGAACTGCTTGTAAGGCTCGTATGGAATATTGGGTAATATCGTGACCTGGTTATTCAACTTACGCACGTATGCGGCCAAATGCTCAGTCGTGCAGGTGACGTGATCGGCAAGGCGGATTGTCTCACGGATCATGTCGGGTGTCTTGTTCTTCAGGTACATCTGATAGTAGATATGACCCGTGCCAAGCTCCCAATAGTCATCCATGTCCAGGATGATCTTTGCGCCATTGCTGGTCAGCGCTTTGTGGACTTTCTGCACCTGCTCAATGGTACCCTGCACCCACGTGCGGTTGAACAGGAATAGGTCAATCGTCTGCAGTTGCTCGTCGCTAATGGTGCCAATGTTTTCGACGCTGACGAAGTCAAACTCAGGGTAGTTATCGCTGACCGCCGCATTCGGCATTTCAAGGCGATAGAACGAACAGCCGGTAGGGTGCGCGTTGTAAACGATGCATATTTTCATTGTGCAGATTTAAGGGTTTGTGTTGTGCAAAAATAAGAAAGCCGGCGCAACCCTTAATGCACCGGCTTCCACCCAAACGAAACTACAACAACTATGATCCGCTAATCTGCGAGGTACTTGTTATACCACTCAGCAATGTTCCGCTCACCAGGTACATTGGCTCCGTCTCCATCCCGGTCAGCGTTATGTCATATCCTGAACGATCCCCAAACGCCGTGCCAGTTTGTGCTGTTCCTGCGCTCATGTCACATCCATTGGCCGCACCAAGCAACCAATAGCGATCGTTCTGGTCTCTCACGATTGCCAGCACCCTATTGCGTGCTAACAACCTCAACTCGTTACGTACAGCGACCTGCAGTTTGTTGATGATGAACTGCACATCCTGTTGGTAGAACACCGTGCCATTTTCCAAGCTGACGTTTGCCGTCTCGGTCATTTGGCTGGTTGCTTTGGTCAGGTCGTATTCGTAGAACGACGTGTTGTAGCCGGTGAATGCAGTCACCGTGCCACTGCCATTCGTTGTAACCGTGCCTGTTGCGTTGAGGACCGCAATGCGGACCTCTTTGATGCCACCTGCCGCATCCCTGCAGCCAAGTGTATATCCGGTGGTTAGTCCGCAGCTCATACTTACGCTAATTTCCAGTCAACGATAAACTCAGGATAGGCGAATTGCACACCCGCTTTGAATGCGGCTTGGAATCGCACCTCGTCATTGTCACGGCTGTGCCAGATGCTGAACTGCTCCTCATCGCTCAGCAAGTCCGTGCCGTAGAACAAATTGTTCAGGTAAGTGGTCACAATTCGGTTAGTCGAATTCAGTCCATTCACGGCAACCACTTTGATGTTGGTGCCTGGGAAGAATTGCTCGCCTGTCTGCATGCCCTCAGCGGTGTAGTGGAAGTTACCAGTTCCCGATCCTACGTTGATAAATGCGTTCATCATCAAGCGGAAGGTGTCCCAGCCGCAGAATGCAACCAAGTCCTCACGGTTCAAAACTTCAACAGGTACGCGGGTGTAGATCTGCTGGAAGATGCCGATCACGTTGGAAGCATTGATCGAGCCTGAAATTGCCGAAGTGTTGCCACTGACAACCGTTGCAGATGCCGCGTTCAACAACGTGTTAAAACCATCAAACTTGTTAGTTTGGATGTTGCTGTTCGACGTTGCAGTGTTACCCTGCCAAATTGCAGTCTCAAGTGCAGCGGCGATCTTGGCAGCCTTCTGCTCGCTGTACGCCTGCTCGAATGGAACGCCAGTGTAATTACTACCTGCCGTCAACTGCGTCTGCATCCAATAGCTCTCAAGCGAGCGTGGGCAAATCGCCTCTTGTACTTTCACAGCGCCAACGGTCAGCGTGCGAGCGCTGAAGGTAGTCGTGCCGGAAGGATTCCATCCACACGATGTTCCCGCGATGAATGGTGAGTCGGTGTCCATCAAGTTCAGGTTGGCAGCACTCTTGATGCCGACCTGCTTTTGGATCATGGAAGCGGTCTTCGCGCTGAAGACGGCTTTGGTTATCAACGGCAGACGCTGTTGGTCCGTGTACGTTGATAAACTTGATAATGAATAGGCCATATTTTTGGTTTAAATTGTTTTTTTAAGTTCTTGAATTGTCTTGACTAGTGCGCTGAAGTTCTCCTCTTTGCGAATCTTTTGGCTTGCAATAACGCCCGGAAGCGTTGGCGCCGCTGGTGCCGTTGGCTGCTCGCTCACTTTATCCACGATGTCCACCATCGTCTCCATGTGCGATGCCATTGCCTCCATCTTCTTACGCTGCGATCCTAGCTCGGTCATCGCTGCCTTCAACTCATCCATGATGGCTTGCAAGTGCTTAGCGACGATTTCCGTCACCACTTCTGGCGTCATCGTTGGATAGGCATCGGCGATCTCACTCACTACTTCGGTGGCAACTTCCGGCGTGATTTCGGCTTGAACTTCAACTGCTGCAGGTGCTTCTGCAGTCAGCGGCGTCACCTCGGTGATCTGCCCGCCTACGGTCACCACGCTACCCACGTCCGGGATGGTGTGGGTGCCGTCAGGTGCTGGGATGACTTGATCTTCAGCAATCACGTATACTGGTGTGCCAACTACCAACTCACCATCTACGCGCACAACAGTTCCGTCCTCAAGCGTATAGTCAGCGAAGGCTTGTGGTGCTTGTCCACTGAACTTCCGCAGTTCAGATCGCAGCACGTCTATTGCGTTCTTCAAATTCATAATTTGGGTCTTTGATTGGAAATATACCTAGGGTTCAAATGTTGCAAAAAAGCAGTCAAATCTTTTGCTAGTGCCGTCATCTCCGCCTCTAACGTCCTGCGTGCTGGCATCATCCCGAACACGCCCTCCACGCTGAATCCTGTGAACTGGTCGCGCTCTTCCCACACTTTGTCGTTCTCGACTTTGAACGACCCAAACCAACTGCCGTCCTTTGCATCCTCGTAGCCATTAGGTGGATTCACCCCGCGCTCGCGGTCAATCAGGTAGCTCTCAAACATGTACACGCCGTCTAGTTGTTGGCTGTGTTCAGCATTGACGTTGTGTTGGTTGTTCTGCTTGAAGTAGCGCTGCACAATCTTGCGGATGGTGGGCGCGTCAAAGACCACGTAATATTCGCCGTAGGTTTCATCGCTGCGGAAGATCGGTGTGTCAGCCATGATCAGCGGACCGGTCAGCACTCGCTTTTCGTTGGTTTCGCTGAATCGTTGCTTCTTGGCAAAGGCTTGGAATGGTCGCTCGATTGCCGGGAACTCCACCAGGGCAATGTAGTTGACGCCTTCGTCAACTTCATCGATGGTCATCTTGTAAATGGGATAGCTATCCTTCATGTTTGGAAATATACCTACACCCCTAAAGTTGCAAATTCGCCCATGCGTCTCAGCCGTGTTGATGTTTGCTGGATGTCGCGCTCCACGACGTATGCCCGGATGCCTCCATTCGACTGCCCTTGATTTTGTCCGAATCCGGTCAAATCCGTGGACTGCGGCGTGCCGAAGATCGGTGGCGCTCCGGGTGTTCCTGGGCCTGCACCTGAACTGTTCATTGCTGGTGCGCTTCCGCCTCCACTGACCGGGCTAGTAGCACTTTGGAACTGCTGCTCTGAAATCTTTTTCACCTGCACCAATGCCGCTGCCGCTGCGAAGCCAGCCAAGATGAAGTTGAGTGGTGGTGGTGCGCTTGATAGCGCCTTTTGCACTGCCACTGCGCCGTCGATGATCGCAGTTCCCATCTGAGCCTTTTTGTTGATGTCAAACGCCCGCTTCTGCGCCTTTTCGCTTTTGCCGCTGAATAGTGAAACAATATCGGCGATTCCTTGCAGTGTTGCCTTCACCCTGTCCACGCGGCGTTGTGCGCGCGTGTCGCGCAATTTCTCTGCGGCCTCTTCCTCCGACAGCAGTTCTTTAACGCCTGCCCTTTTTATCGCAATTATCTCCTGATCACTTCTTACCGCCTTCTGATTCAGTATGTCGATGGCGTTGGTGAGTGTTTGATATAGGAAGCGCTCTTGACCTAAGACGGGCATGTATTGCTGCGTTATCCTTTCCGCAGTTTCCTGGACCTTTTGCGTTCTTTGATCCTGTACTTTATTCAGCTCAATCAACGCGATTTTGACTTTGTTGATGTCGCGTGCCACTTGCTTTTGCTGCTCTACCTCTAATTCGTTCAATTCCTTGCCTCGTGCGGCTTGCATCTCCATCAGCTGTTGCTCATTGGTCAGCATCGCCAGGCGCTCATTGTATAGCTGCCTTTTTAACTTATTCATCTCCTTCTCACTTTTCCCTGCCGCTTGTGCCGCCTCCAGCTGATCACGTTGCGCCAATGTCAACTCCGCCCTGCTGTCTAATCCTATCGTCCTAGCGCGTTCTAGTTCGTCGTTGTACTTCTTCTGCGCATCCGTCGCATCTTCAGTGGCATCCTTGGCTGAAAACAACTTCTGAGCTAGGACTCCCAATGCAACCACAACAGCGCCAATGCCAGTCGTGACCAATGCAATTTTGAACAACCGCAATGCACCAGTGCTAGCACCAATGGCCGCCGTGTATGCATTCTGCGCCGTGGTCATCAGCTTGGTGGTCAGCACCCCCCTGGCGTTGATCAACTCCGCCGCTTGCTGCACCCCCATCAGCAATGCCGTTGCTGACTGCACCTTGAGCAACACCCTCTGCAGATCTTCATTCTCATCGCCTAGCAAACCAGCAGCACCCTGAGCAATGGCCATCCCTGCCGCCAATCCCTGAGCCGCCTCGGTGACCATGGCTAGGCCTCTGCTTCCTGACTTGGCATAGGCGTCGATCGTTTTCTCCACACCTTCGATCTGCCCCTTTAGCTTGCCAGCCTCCGCGCTTAGTTGTTGAAACTCCTGCGACCCCTGTTCACCAGCGGCCACCAATTCCAGCATCCGCTTCTTGGTGTCGTTCAGCTGTTCTTCTAACGATTTGAGCGCAGGACCGGTGGCGTCCTCAGCGCTTACTTTGATGATGATGTCTTTCTCTTGTGCCATGTTTTAGCTTGATGGTGCTTCGGGTTCAGTGCCTGGTTCGTTTGGATAATTGCCGCTTGGATCATACGGTGGCTCGGGTCCTGTCCACGGCGCTTGGCTGATTGTCGTCGGCACAAACTCCGATAGGTTCAGAATGCGGCGCAGCGTCACCCGGCTCGGCTTCATCTGCCCAACCAGGTAGTCGCGGATCTCAATCAAGCGCCACAACACGCCTCCGTAGTACACAGGCTTGCGGAAGTCAAGAGATGCAATGTCAACGGCAGTCAGCATCATCGATAGCTCCAACTGCAGTGATTCCTTGCTTGTCGTTTCGCGGATGAAGTTCCACCAATACACGTTGTACAGGTTGTTGTTGGTGTAGGCGATGGTGTTGCCGCTTGCATTGGTGGCGTTGTAGAACACCTGTCGCGGAATGCCAAACGCTAGATCCTGCGTCGGGTTGTATGGATTGTTGATGTGACCAATGTACGGCAATCCACTCACGACTGCCCCCGACGCTACGCCAGTCAGGTACTGCCACGGATACGGCGCAACGCTGGTGCTGCCGGTGATGTTGTTGAACTGCGCGATACGGTAGCCGTTGCCAAGTGCTTTGATTGTGCCGCTTGATGATGTGCCTTCAATGTCAAACGTGCGACCAATCACCTTCTCTGAGGTGAACGCCCCCGGGATGACCGTGGATGCCTTCAGCTCAATCACGTTATCGCCCTTGGCGTAGTAGTTCAGCGTGTCAAAAACCCTGCCGCCATAACCTTCGATGTTCAATGGGTAGCTTGACTTGTACAACTTGCTGAGGTAGTCCCCTGCATCTTTGTACTTGATGACGATGCGGCGGTATGCGTTTGGGTCTCCGTTGGTGATGACCTGCTGAGCATTCTCATCCGCTTTTTGCGACCAATCCACCGAGCCACTTGAGTAGAACGTGGTCCACGGCTCGATGTACAATTTCTTGGGATCATTAGGATCCGGCATGAAGTGCAGGTTGAACATCTTCTGCAGGTCCACAAGCAGGTCGCTCTGCAAGACGTCACCAGGAAGCGCCGTGCGCATGTCAATCGATATTGGTGTTGCCGGGTTGACGTTAGCCGTCCACAGCACCTCACTACCGCTAGCGATTACCACGGTCCCAGTCGTTAGCTGCTCGGTGTAGGTGATAATCAGGTTGTTTGTGTTGGCCAACGCCAAATTGCTGAACTGCACGCTGAATGCGGTTGGGTAGATAGGCGAGCTGAGGTCAACGCGCTGCGATGCAATAGTCGCACTGGTCAGCGTGTCAAAAATCGCCACATCGCCGCCAATCGAATTCGGTAGGTAGCTGGTGACGCTACTCGATGCGACTAGATAAACCTTGCAGTTCCAATTCGTTGCGATGTTGGGGGTCACCAGCGTTGATGCGCTTGCCGTCCAGTAGCCCGGTCTGTCCACATAAGGCGCGACGTTGTCCCTGGTGAAGTTGAGCTTCTTAGCCGTTCCTCGATCCGGAAAAGTATACGTCACACTTCCCGTCGCTTGAGCATAGACGGTACTGCCGCTCATGTTCAGGCTTACCCTTCCCGCGGCGTATGGAATGACCAATCGCTTAAACTCCGCACTGTTGAAGAACGTCGATTCATACCTATACCCCGCCTGGGTGAAGATTAGGTCAATCATCTGCTTGACGTAGATGGACGGCGCTAACTCCCAAAATCCAACTGTCAAACGTGCCGATGTCCGCAGGTCGCTAAATCCTGCACTGTCCACCATTCCATAGACGTAGCCACTTCCCGCCGTTGCCGTCCAAGTGCCACTCACGCCACTCGCCGTTGCCGTGTGGTTCATGCCGCTCACGTTATTTGTCTGAGCTAGCAGTATGCCTTCAATGGACTGATATAGTCCAACGTCATCACCGAATAGCCCCACTTCATACGTGACCTGGCCGCGTGTCTTGGCCATGGATAAAAGCTGCAACACTCCGCTGAAGATCTGCACGCCGTCATCCCATAACGCCGCACGGATCTTCTTGTTAGGGGTGAATCCACCCACAAACGATTGGATGTTGTAGGCGAAGCCAAAGCATTGATCGTTGACGCTAGTGGATGGCAGGATGATCGTCTTGCTAAACGCACCCCGCCGCTTGGTGATGTCGGCAATGTCCTGGATGCTGTACGTGATGGCCACGTCAACTTCGCCCATCGTGTCCAAGACGTATGGCACTTCGACGTCGCTGTCATTCAGCGGGTAGGCAATTAAGGTCACGCTCATAGCGATGTGTTTTCATACGCGATCTGCACGTCCACCGTGATCGTCTGCAGTTTGTCGTTGTTGCGTGTTCGGACCGTGTAGGTGTTTGTCTGCACAACGACAGGAACCAACGCGCCTGACAACTCAATCCAGCATTCAGGGCTGTACACCATCTCCTGCAGCCAACTGAACTCCGCATCCGTTAGCCAGTCACTCTGCAGTGTGTAGGTGTCGCGGTAGGTGATATTCCACTGCTTGTCGTAACGGTCATCGCCATAGACGCTGCTGTTGTATCCGTAGGTTTGGCGGTTTACATCAACGCGCCTTCTGTTCTTTTTTGTAAACGTGTAACCATCCACGCCGCCGTACATATTGCGGAAGAACACCCGCAGTTGGTCGTACCTCTCGCAGTTGTCAATTTTATACGTGAATGTGGATGTACGTGACAACGTTGGTATCACGATAGTATTGGTCAAGCCTAATGCATTTGTGTATAGTCGCACCCTTATGTTGCCACCATCCGGAGGAAAGTTCACCGAGCCAGCATTGCCGTCACTGCATTGCCCCGATGTCAGGTTATACAAGCCTAACGGACCGCAGTTGATCATCGGAGTGTTGCCGGTAACTGATCCGGTAACGTTAAAACTTCTAGTTGATGTTCCTCCTGTATTGCCATTGTAGTACTGTACCGAAATCAACACTCCAGTCACAGCACTGTCCACTGGAATGGAAAGAAAATCGTTTGTGCCGCTAGTGACTATCATAGCGGTCTCCAATTCACCCCCCGCTAGGTTGCTTGGTGGTCGATTAGTGACTGTCTTAATCGCTACCGTGTCGCCGCTGATGGATGTGGAATAGTACGTGGTTGGTTCAGCAATCGCCGCGCCGTAGTCCTGCTGCCTGAACGCCGCCTGCCACGCAATCAGCGATGCCGATGCCGTGCCACCTGATGCTACTGCCGGTGGTGATCCGTACTCCTCACGAAATGTCAGATTCGCCCTGACAGCATAGCCGCCATCCTGCCAGCCGCTGGTCAACTGCGGCACCTGCGGCGCGATTAGCGTCTCCACGACCTTGTTGACGCCAAAGAATCCGTAGCTGGTTGACGGCAGTTTGTCGCACTTTAGCCGTGCAGATGCCGTTGCACCACTGACGTCGCAGATGTAGCGGAAGTTGGCGGATGCGGTTAGGTTGCTGCTCACAATCACCACATCCGAGTTGTTGACCGGAAGCAGTGCGGGTAGGGATGAAACAATACTGATGCTCATTGTGCTATGCTGATTTGCTTGTCTATCATTTCGCTTATTTCGTTGATCAACGTGTTGATGCTATCCTGCGTCAAAGTGTCACTCATGAATCGCGTGCTGCGCAGGCCTCTCTCAAAGATCTTGCGCTGCAAGTATGCCGCATAACTGCGATTCGATGCCGCCCTTTCAATCCCCGGCCGCCCTTCCATGCGGATGCCTTTGAACGCAATCCATTCCTGCAGCGGTTCGCGTGGTGGCATCTTCCGCGTGTACTTGAATGGCGAATTCGGCGCCCTTGTCGCACTCTTGGCACCCTTCACTCCTAAGTCCACAAACTTCCAGTAATTGTCCGCTTCCAGGATGATCACGAAGCTATCTTCGCTGATGTTGACCGGCTTGACGTTGATCGACTGCGCCAAACTTTTGCTCGCGATTGCCTTGGCCGCTTTGAGCCGTTGTATTGCCTCCGTTTTGATGCCTTCTAGCCACTCTACGACGCGTTCGGCCGCAGGTGGCATGATTGTATCGGCTGGCAATATCGTCGCTCCTAGTGCCTCTATTTGTGCTTGCTGAACAGGCGTCATTTTGCCTGGCGTGCCTATGAATGCGCTGAACTTCATAGCTGTAAATATACCAACGTGAAAAAAGTGTAATTATCGCTTCTGCGCTGCCCTGGCTCGCATCTCCTCATCCCGCATGATGTCAAGTAGCATCTGCGTGTAGTTCATGAATTCACGTGCCGATAGCTTGAAGATCTGATCGAATTTCAAGACGTCGTGGTTGCTCATTCGCCAAACAACCATCAGCCACCCATACTGCGCTAGGATGTTGGTGTTGGCTCCTTCACTTTGCTCTCCATCGAAGATGCGAGGATATTCTCGAAGAAGTGCTGACCACTGAGCAAAAAAAAACTAGCAGCACCCCACACCTGGCCAATCGTAGCGTGCATCTTAAACAACTCCGCACGTTGGGCGTGCTTGGCTCCATCATACGGCTTGCATCCAATCAACTTCCTCTCCCGGCATAGCGTTGCCATGATCATGTGCAGGTTCATGATCACCTGCGCCTCACTGCTCATATCGATGCTCATCAGGTGGATGGACTGCCCTGCAATCAACTCATCCGTGAACACCGTCGGCTGCCACGTCTTACCGCCGCATCTGAAGTGCGTCTTGCTCGCTAATTGCGGTAACGCCTTCCATGAATTCACTACCTCCTTGTACCTAGCGGTCAGTTTGGTCATAGGCCACGACCTGCACTCATCAATCGTCTTGCCCTCGATGATGGCCGTCACCCCTAGCATCTTATCTGCGTCATCTAGCACGTCACTGCTGTTGATGGCGTAGATCCGCTGAAACTGGTCGATAGTCAGGTCGTTGAATTTCATTTGATTTGCTTTGACAATTTTAAGGCTTCCGCAATCGTCACATCCATGTCCATGTACTTATACTGCCCTAGCCTTCCAGCAAAGGTCACGTTTGGAACGGAATGCGCCAAGTTCATGTACTGCGCCAATAGTGCCTCCTCATCCGCTAGCCTGATCGGGTAGTATTCAATCATCCCTGGCCCCCACTCCGTGCTGTACTCATACGTGACGATCGTGTTGCGATGCTGCTCCCACGGCGTGAAGTGCTTATGCTCGACGCGCCTGGTGTATGGCGTTTGTGGATCTGGGCAGTTCACCGTATGGCATCCCTGCGCATCGCCTTCCTTCTCCTCATCGTGAAACTGCAACGACCTGTATGGCAACGGTCCAAGTTGGTAGTCAAAGAAGCTGTCAATCGTGCCGGTCCATATCGTGTGGTCGTAGTGACGCATCCGATCAAACGGCTCATTCAAATGCAACGCGATGTTCTTGTGATCCAGTATGTTTTCCACCATCGCCGTGTAGCCCTGCACCGGGATGGCTTGGTACTTGTGGTAGAAGTAGTTGTCATCGTGTGTCATCCTGACCGGGATGCGCTTAAACACCGATGCTGGCAGTTCCTTCGCGCTCCTGCCCCATTGCTTCTCCGTGTAGCCCTTGTAAAACATTTTGTACAGCGTTTTGCCCACCGTACTGAGCGCCGCCTCCTCAAACGTTCGTGGGAAGCTGTTGAACACGCAGTCGCGGTCAATGAGCATCTGCGCCACCGCTGGCGTCATCTGCTGGCCGTACACCTGGCACATCGTCAGCAAGTTGATCGGAAAGGAGTAGTGTTGGTTGAACACTTCACTGATCACCTTCAGGCGCACCGGCCAAAACTCCGCAAATCGATTCACGTATGCCCACACTTGCTCATTGTCGGTGTGGAAGATATGCGGACCATAGCGATGGACCATGATGCCCTTCACCCGCTCGGTGTGGCAGTTGCCGGCCACGTGTGCGCGTTGGTCGTAGATCGTGACCTGGTGACCGCGCTCCGCTAGCTCCCTGCCGATGATGGCGCCTGTCAAGCCTGCACCTGCAATTCCGTAGTGCTTCATAGATGCCGCAGCGCTTCCTTGTGTGCTTCCGGTATTTCTTCAAGCGCCCCATTGCCGTTCCATCCCCGCAACATCAACTCCCGAACTGCCTGCGCCTCGTGAACGTGGTGGTGCCACCCTAGACCGCCTTCATTGGCTAAATTCCACTTGGTGTTGCGCCAAATGTGTCTCTGCAACATCAGGTCGTAGTCCATCCGGTGAAGGTGGTACATGAACAAATTCCAACTGTAGTCGCGGTTGTACTGGCAGTGGTGGAAGCCTGCGCCGTACTGCAACGGCACCTTCGTCAGCAATGGTTTGTCCATGTGGACCTCCCTGTACCACCAAGGCCGTTGATCAACAATCGGCTGAGTCAAATCCAATGCAGGCTCATCGTCAATGCGATGGATAGCTTCATAACCCACTACATTCGTGTACTGCGCCTCGCTCGTTCTAAATGCCTTTAGAACGTCGATCAACTTGGCATGCGGCGAGTATACCATTTCATCAGCTTCAGCGAACAGCACCACTTCATAGCGCTCTAGCAGTTCAGCCTGAACACGCTGCACTTGATCAACTAGCCACTGATGCCGGAACGCCTCAGGGTTGAAGACCGGGATGACGTTGACGCCCAAGTCAGCGGTTGATCCATCCTGCGTCTCGTGGTCGATGACGTAAATGTCCTCATCTGCAAATGTGCGGCGGTAGTGCTTCAACCATATCGGCAAGTTTACCGGCTCATCCTTAACAATTGTAAATACTGCAAAAGGTTTTCTCATATGTGTACGATTAGCATAATATCATCCCAACGCCCGGTGTCAGCACTCGCATCCCAACGCTCCACCGTGCTACCATCAGGCACGAATCTCTCAAGCGCATCCAACCAAGACGCATCCTGGATGTCCTCAATGACCATCGTACCCCCTGCCTTCATGAGTGGTGCGTATAGCATCAGGAACTGAATCATCGAATCAAGCGTGTGCGGGCCATCGTCGATGGCGAAGTCCAAGCCATCAGGCATCTGCTCCCACACGTAAGCCACCGCGAGCTTATCATACGCGCTTTGGAAGTAGAAGCGCGATCGGTCGTGGTCGATTAACGTCTGCGCCTTCGCCTTGATGTTGTTGGCGATGTCCATGAACACGAACTTGGCATTCGGTAGGTACCTGCACCACAACGCCGCAGATCCGCCGTGCCAAACGCCGATCTCTAGGAAGTTGATCGGATCTTGCCGATACTTCGCCAAAAGTCGAGCATAGACCTCCGTGTACTTGTGGTCGGTCCCTTTGTCAGTGCCGCCTTGCCAATCCATCCCGTGCAGGTTCATCTCCTGCAGCATGGCCACTATCTCCGGGTCTTCGTGTTTTACCATGTGATTACAAATAGTTCTGGTGATGGCCATCCTGGGCAAAGATCCACGGGCCGTGCTTCCGCTTTGCCAATCCAATGCTCAGCCTGCCAACGATGGTCGCGCTCGGGTGCGCCTAGCTTCGCAATGTGCGTTGCCTTCGCCCACCAAAAGTTACCGCCGAAGTACGGATAGCCGTGCGGGTTGTTGTGATCCGCCATGTGCGGCCACTTCTCCTTTGTGATCCAATGCGGCCCGGCAATGTCAGCATCTTTGATGCGCTCTAGGACCTGCTGCCAAGCGACCACGCAGAAGAACGTCATCGACCTGCACCACAGTTGATTGATCAACGACGCATCCGCGCCACCCTTCGTGTGTGCGTAGATGTAGATCGCATCCAGTTCTTCCATGCTCGCCTTGTGCATCTCATTGAGTGTCGCTTGCTCCCAAGCCGTGGTTCTCTCGGTCACAACGTGGTAGCGCCCGGCAGGAAGCACCTGCGCCAGGAATGCTTTGACTTCTTTGCGGTTCTGAGGCTGACCGACGATGCCGATTCGGATCTCGTGCAGTGCGTTGCCTAGACCGTAGTTGCCGAGTGCCATGAAGTGCTGATTGGCTAGCATGTGCCAGCGGCCGTCAGCGAAAATGTGGTAGTAGTGGATTAGTCGCATGGGTGCGCTAAATTACTACATACTTCCCGGAATTGTGTACACCGAGCTTGTTGAGCGCAACGTAACGCACCGCGTCAATGGCGTGGTTGTACTTATCAATCGGCACTCCCAACGATGCACCAGTGCGGTCCGTGTCCCACGTGTAGTTCCGCAACTCCTTGATGAGGTTGGTGCTGCTCTTGGTCACTTGAAGCGTGAACCTATGCAGGATGTCGATGCTGTTGCGGATGCTGTCCTGTCCCTTCTGCGCTGGCTTGATGTTGAAGCCAAGGCGATGCACCTCCTCGATGCTTTTCGGCTCTGCACTATCCGCGACAATCTCCCACGCCCTGTTGATGCCTAACTCGCGCAACTTGGTCGCTATGTCTTGGTTGGTCAAACTATTGCTGTACAGCAATTCGTGAAGCGTCAACGTATCGCCTGACCTGTACACCGCCACCAAAGCGGTCGGGTCGTTGGTGTAGCCCCAGTCCAAGCCAAGCGCGACCAGCTTCGATGTGGTGTAGTTGATTTCATCCACTTGCTCCCAGTTGCTGAATATCACGCCCTGCACACTGCCGACCTGACCAAGACCGTACACCTTCCACCAGTTGGCCCAATACGTGGATGTGGCCGCCTTGACCTCCGCCATCTCGATGTCTTTGCGGATGGTGTCAGGAAGCGCCTCGTTGTCGCGGAAGGTCAGCACCAGCAGTTCAGCATCATCCTCGCGTAGCACCTCCGTGTGCGCCCAAAACTCGTGCGTTGGGTTGTAGTCGATGTAGATGGCTTCGCTTGTTCTGATGGCCAGCTGGTAGTACGATTCAAAGTCGATGTTGTTGGCTTCGTTTATGTAAAGCACCTGCCGCCTTGCACCTCTGAGCCTGCCCTCGCTGTCGGCTGAAAAGAACTCGATGGTGCTTCCATTGGCGAAGTTGTAGGTCAGCAGGGTCTTGTTCCAGCGGTCGGGTGCCCAGCGTCCAGTCCACTGCATCACCTTGACGAAGTCCTTAATCGCACCCCTGCGAAGGTGTGGCACGGATTCGGATACTACGCTGATTTCGGTCTTGGCCTTTGCCGCGATGTTGATTAGCACTGCAAGGATGGCGATGGT